CGTGGAGGGCAATCAACGTCTGGTGCAAATGCTCCGGCTGGAAGATGTAATCATCGACCAAGGCAGGGGCAGACGGGTCACCCCACACCTGCACCGGCAGGTCTGAGAAGTCAGTCACCACCCCGTAGACCTCGTAGAAACAACCGTCGAAGATGTCGCCAGCCCTGACCGTCGTCGTGACGGGCGGCAAGGCAGAGGCGATCTCCTCCAGCGTAGCGACGGGGGCAGTCTTGCGAAAGCCGTCAAAGGCAGAGCGCACCTCGCTGGCAATCGATGCCTTGATTGCCTTGATGTCGACCTCGGGCGGAGCAAGCTTGTTTAAACGGGCATTGATCTTCTTCTCGACAGCCGTCAGCGAGTCGTCCTGCGCCTTTTTTGTTACGGCAATCAGGTCATCGACCTTGCTATGCGTCTCGCTGATCAGCGTCAGCGTGTTGCGCTCCTGACTGCGGATGCGGTCAAGCGCATTGCTCGTGTCGGTCACCGTCTGCGTGACGCGCTGGCTGATGGTCTCGATCTCCTTGCGGACATCGAGAGGCAACGCACTGGGCGTGACCGTCGAGGGTGACGCCGCCTTGACTTGGTCAAGGCTGATGCTCCCGACGGTGATTGCTTGAACGACGGCGGCAACTGCCAACCCCTTGTCATCACGGGCAAACAGCCCGACGCTGACGAGAGCGGCGTTCAGCACCGCGAGAGGGATGAGTGAGACTTGACGTTCGATACCCTGCAAATTAATTTTGATCATGGCGTGAGCCTCCATTGTGTTGCGTTAACTGACCTCGTCAGGCACCGCGTAACGGCACGACCCCTTCGCAGGGGTTTCGGTCTATGCCAGTGCAAATGCACCACCGCAGGTGCAGCGGGGTAGACCCACTGCCGCCCACTTCTTCGTAAGACGCACTGGGTATTCGCATACCGTGCATTTCGCCAGCAGCAGCCGCGTTGACTGCGTCTTTTGCTCCCCCTTGACGTTGATACGGCTGTGCGGGTAAGCGCCCAGCGAGTCGATCAACTCACCGTATGCCTGTTTAAACGCAGTGCCAGCCACCGTGCAGGACGGCTTGCCCTCTAGCGACAGCGCCGCCACGCACTTGGGGAAACGACCCCGATGCCCGTCACCGTCACAGGCTGCGTGACTCAACTCATGGACGAGGATGGCGCAGACCTCAAGCGGATCATCGACCACCTGCGAGACGCTGATTTCGTGTGTCTGGTCATCGCTGGCCTTGGGAGACCAGTGTTCACCGATACGGCGCTTGGCCTCACTACGTGCCAGTTTGCTAGGCCAGCCGCAGGTGAGGCGGATACGGTCAGGCAACGGATACCCTGCCGCTTGGAATACGGGGCGAATCTCCCCGAGAAACTTGTTAAGCCACTCTTCGCGTGTCGTCATGGTGAGCCTCCTTGGTGGAATCGAATGATAGCACTTGGGTTTAAACGATGCAAGCAATGCACATCAGAGAGGGTCGCCCCTCTCCGCTAGGCACTACGAGATGATGCCCCGCTGGAGCAGGGCTTGGGCGGTGCGTCCGAAAAACCCTTGAAGCTGATACGCCAAGCCAGAGGTATGCAGGTATTGCCATGCCTCAATCTGCTCATCTTGATCGGCCTCTATGAAGCCCTCTGCGATACCCACTGCATTGAATGAGTCCATGTCGCCCCCTTAGATTGAAAGTTGTTTAGGTTGACGCTCAAGCAGAGCGTGACCGATGGCTGACTCCCAGCCGATGAAGCGATGGGTCTCGCCCCCCTTGGGGCCGTAGGCGACGACCTCAGTTTCGGCTATGCCCCGATACTGATCTGCCGCCCAGTTTGCAGCGGCTGCTGCGTTGGGTGCCAGCACCGTGAATTCCAGTGTTGGCGGATTGCACCAGTCTGCTACGGTGCCAGCGGAATTGTTGAACGTGACCTTGACCGGCACGTTGTAAAATTTCTTGCCCCTGTAGGAGCCTTTAGGCGTAGCGAATTTCATGGTGAGCCTCCGTTTAAACGTTGTAAGGGTTATTTCATTGGGGGTCTCAGATGATCTTGAGATAAGCGGTTAGCGCCCCCGCCGTGAAATAACCCTCGTTGCTGACCTCGTCAGTCGCCGCATCACGGCGAGACCCCTCGCGGGGTTTCGGTCTAGTCATGCGCTGAAAGCCAGACCGGATCACGCGCCGGTCTCTTGCGAAGCAGGACAGCAGACCTGTCCCGCAGTGCATCGATCTCTGCCCACAGCTTCTTGCCATAGGGGTGATCCACTGAATACCCCCCGACACGCAGCGTCTCATGGCAGTCTGCCAAGGCGAATTCGACCTGCGCTCTGGTGTAGATCTTGAATTTGTCCATCATGCCTCCTCGTGTGACAGCAAAAGTTTCAAGACTGCGGTGCGGTCAACGCCACGGCATCCGTTGCCGCTGTCGTGCCATTGACCACCGTCATAGACAAACTCAGCGAACGTCTCGCCGTATTCCACGATGAGAGTATTCGGCTTGCCGTTGTCCACCCAAGCGGCGACGATCTGCCGCGCCGATGGCCTACGTCCTTGATGCGTATAGTCTAATTCCATGGTGAGCCTCCTTGTGATTGACCCGTGCAGCGCACTCAAATGAATGCGCTCCAAGAGTCGCGCCAGTGATGACGCGCTCCTTCAAAATGGGACGGCTCTACCCGTTTATGCCCCTACTAAGTCTCGGCCCCTCCGCGTGGGGCGTATCAGCAATTACGGTCACTCGCTAGGGAGAGCCTGAACCGCGTCTACTAGGCAGCAAGCAGGGAGTCGTCGGGGTGCGTGGAGTTGGGCATTCGCCTCTTACTCACCGCACCGGACATGTGGACTGTGCCAGTGCAATTCAACAGCATGATTCAGGATGGCTAGGAGCTTTCGGTGCCTTGAGAGCTTCGGCGTCAACACCTCGTTTGAGTCGCTGTCGGGGCCATCCGTTCGGCCCTGTATCTGGCAGCAGCAGGTGATGTGAAACATGACGCAAACGAACAATAGCACCAGCCGTTTAAACGATGCAAGCATTAAAAGTAGTGTCAAGCCCACTATTTCGATAAGTCGTTGATTATCGGGCAAAGAATTTTGTAAGGATTTGTTAAGACGACGACGCTGAAAATGGTCGCTCAGAGGGAAGCTCAGAGGGTCGTCAGAGGGTGGATTGATTGCACGTAGAGGGAAGAACATGCAACTGCACGGGGAAGGGGTTTAAAAGGCCGAAGGCAGACAGGCAGATGCTGCTGCGGCATGGGTATCAAGTACAGAGGGAAGCACTGCGTAGACGCTCAGAGACCCGTCACAGAGGCACTGTAGAGGATGGATGAAACAATCTCAGAAGGAGAACAGAGGGAAATTGATGGTGACGCACAGGTAATACGGATAGACTTCGTCTAGATGCCTGTTTAAACCACCAGAGGGAAAGATCATGCCGTTATCGAAGGAAGAGTTGAAAATCCTACGGGATGAAAGCACGTTCGCAGAGAACGATGCAGACGCGGGGATAAGCGAAGCGATACAGACGGCGGCTGCTGAAAGCCGTCCCAGTAAGACAGTGAATGGAAGAGTAAGAGGTGTCCGTAAGGGGAAGAGAGTAGTGACTGCAAAGATGAGATGCTTTGCTTCTCTGGTGGCACAAGGCAAGTCTCCGAGGGAAGCGTATCGGACTGCTTACAACGTCGGGGACAGGAAGGAACATCTGGTGATTACGGGGGCAAGTAGATTGATGAGGGATGTCAGGATACAAGCTCTCACCGAAGACGTATGGAGTGCCGTCGCAGAAAACATCATCGACGATGCTATTGCCACCCGTAGATTCGTCATGGGAGAGCTTAAGAAACATGCAGATACGGCGAAACAGGACAGCGCGAAGCTCAAGGCGCTGGAGCTTATGGGCAGAGCAGTCGGGATGTTTACGGACAAGGTAGAGACCAAGGTCGAAGAGCTTTCCACGGAGAAACTCAAGGCAGAATTGGAGTCATCACTGCACCTGCTGGATGGCACAGCCTTCGATACGTCGGAAAGCCTTCAATAATCAATGGGTTACATAGGGGGCTTAGGCCTAAACTAGGCTCCTCCCTATGTTTTTGCCCTATCTGTGCGCTGTGTGTGTGTCATGTGTGTTGTATGACGCGCATGTGACTCTGTGTTCATAGGACAGCGCCAGACGCTCTGCGCGGGGCATAGGCGCAATCCCCCAGCGGCTGACCCCACTACCCCCCGACCCACCGCTTTTTCGTTACCTCCTCGCCTCCGCCAGTTACGCTCGTATCTACTCATCCCATCACCTCTTCCCAGCATCCATGCTAGCACCCCCCCCCC